TATTCTCGGAGCACACGAAAGGGTAAAAATGACACCTGACTTCACATTAGGCAAGGCCGAGTGTACGGGTTGTAACTGTAGTGGTAAGCTGGTTACGTGGGATATTCCGTCCGACAAGGGGCACAAGGAGTTGCGTGGTGACCACGAGGCTATTCTGCGGATCTTGGGGCGGCTGTCGCACCGGCTGACGGAGATAGAGCGGAAGGTGGACGATTGGATGTGTCCTGACATGCCGGATGTAGAGGATGAGTTGGGGGAGATTGGGTTTATGGAAACTGACCACCCTTTAGCTGGCACGAACGGGCGGTATCCGAAGGATACATATAGTATCACAGATTACATGAGGGGTGCGGCTAATTACCACCGGCGTGAGATTTTGTTTAGGAAGTTTTGATGATGCAGACTGCCGACGTTGAAGCCGTTATAGACCTGGGCTTGTACCGTGAGGAGAAAGAGGAGGGTTTACGGGAGTGGCGCAGGAAGCGGATGGTGGGCAAGATTAAGGTGAACGGGTATTGTCCTTACTGTTTTGAGATTATAGGGCCAGACGAAGCCGAGCGTCATGTGAGGAGGCACGTAGAGGCTGGGGATGAGCTATGAAAGCGACAGGCGTGACGTTTGATTTCCGGGGCAAGCGGCAGGAGGGGGAGTTGCTTGAGGAAAACGAGGCGACTGTCCGGGTCCGGGTCCGGCTAGGTGGGGAGACGTTTGACATTAAGCGGCACAAGGTCAAGCATGACGTAGTTATCGAGGAATAGCAGACCACAATACGGGGTCCAGTCGAGGCTAGGCCAAGCTGAAGCTGGCTAAAGATTTCAAAGAGGGGCAACACAGGTGCCTGTGAGACTTGTGTTTGCCCCTTTTTGTTTGCCCCGAAGAAAGGAACGAGATGGCAGACGACGAAGAAAGACTCATATCTCAGACCCTAATACACACGAAGGTATATGAGAAAGGGCCGGAAGGGTCTGAGGATGGCCCGGAGAGGCGGGTGGAGGTCTTGGTATCCCGAAATGGGCAAAAAGAGACCACATTAGATGGAATATTCGCATTGGGGATCAGACGAAACCCCCTCGATCCGGGTCAACTTGGATATGAAGCCATTATTTTGGGGCCGGGAGAGGTCTTGATTCACGGTATGGCGGGTGCTTTGGCGAGACCAGGGGCGCATACCGAGATTATTGGAAAGGCATTGCATCTTATTGGGATGAAACAGGCGCAGAACAAGCCTCGGATCGTAAAGCCAGGGACGGCAGAGGCCATGCCAGAGGAGTTTATGAAGAAGATTGAAGTAGGGGGTGGGTAGTGGCTGGCTGTTCCCTGTCAAATGCTACCTGGGGCCGGTTATGTGACACGATTTGGCATGAAACGGCCCACAAATACCTGGTTTCCGAGGCCCAAACAAGGGGAATTATTAAGGGCAACCAGGGTGGGGGGACAAGGGTAGCAATGTCGGACGCTGCCATGCGGCTTTTGGGGATACATCCGGTAGAGAGGCGGAATGTGCTGCAAAAACCCATACGGTGCATCAGTAAATGCCTGCCCAAAAGCGACGAGGATGAGGAAAACCAGCAATATGTAGAGTTTAAGACGATATTTCCCCCTGAATACATCAAGCGGGACCTGACGGCACGGGCTCCACACATGATTATCCGAGACCCGAAGGGTGGCAGCGACAATAAGATTGAGTTCTTGAGTAAGAAACAGGAAGTGGACGCCTTCATGTCGGTTCAGAGGGCGGCTTACTACCAGGATGAGGAAATTGACAAGACCAAGTGGGATGAAAATGTGGTCCGGTTGCTTAGATACGGCGGCGACATTACGATTTGTCTCACGCCGGTTATGGGTTTGGATTGGACGTATGACGTTATTTGGTCAAGTGCCAGTGTTATTTACCGGAGTGAGACCATTTCGCAGAAGTTTAACCTGCCGCAGGTAGAAGAAACGGGCAATGACGCGGATATTGAGGTGTTTCAGTGGGCGACGGACGATAATCCTGTAATGGATGTGGAATCTATTGAAAGGTTATTGCAAAACGCCGGGATAGACGATGAGGACGAAGACGACCTTGCCATGCGGCGGTATGGGGTGTTCAGGCAGGTGTCGGGGCGAATATACAAGTCCTTTGATCCGACGGTTCACGTTATTCCGTGGGATGAATATTGGAACCCGAGGGTTTTTCAACATTTTTGGCATTATCGAATCATTGACTATCATCCCACAAAACCCTGGTTCGTGTCCTGGGTGGCTGTGACGCCGCAGCATGAATGGTTTGTGTGGAACGAATTAAGGGCTTTTCATGATAACGTAACTACGCCGGATCTTAGGGACAAAATTAAGAGAGAGTCGTTGCTGGACGAAGAAGACCCGTATAATCGTGGGGTGGAGATAGACCCTCTGGCGAATGTGAAACAGGCAAACACTGGATTCTCGGTATTTGAAGATCTTTCTCGGGGGCCGCACGGGTTAAGGGGGTGCAGGCCAGCGATTACGACGAGCAAGGACCAGCAGGGGAACGAGCATGGGCGAATGAATATTCGGAGGCGTTTGAATAACTCACTCAATATTGGAAGGCCCTTTGCTAATGAGTCGAAGATGAATCAGCCGGAGGCCCGGTTTGAGTATCATCTTCCTACTATCTGGTTTTTTGACACATGCAAGGGGCATGTTGAGCACTTCAAGAAGTGGCGTACCGTGGATTTCAAGCAGGAACATGTTAAGGCGACTAGGGACGCGAAAAGACCGGCGCAGAAGTGGTCAGACTATTGTAGGAACCTAGAGTTTTTAGGGGCGAGAGATCCTGTCTGGTACGACATGCCCCACACTGAAAGGTCAAGGAGCCCGTTTCAGGGTAGAAAGGCGGCATGAAAAAGAAGACGGCAAAGAGGGTTAAGACCGACGCTCCTTTTAAGGATGATGTCCAACAGGCCATGCTTTCTTGGCTTGACGATGAATTTACGGTTGCCAAGAAGAACATGGAGTCGTTCCATGCTGACTTTGATGAGTTTGACGACCTGATTCATTGTCAAAGAGACCCCAAGGAGGACTATGAACCAGATATCTTTCTGCCTGAATTCACGTCGCGCCTGCTTGCCCAAGTCAGCGACTTTGTGGCCCGTTATTTTGCAAGCAGGGATCTTGTAGACACGGCTTGTGAGTTTGACAACCCGGTGGATGTAGGGGAGGCCAAGGCCAGCAAGAAGCTGTTGAACTACCTGTTGAATGCCAAGGACGCCTACTACTACCACAAGCTGTTGCGCCTTATCATGACGCTGTGGCCCAATGGGTTTGCAGTTATCAAGGGTGGGTACGAACAAGAGGTAGTACAGGAGTTGGTTGGTTACGAGCCCAGCCAGGAGTATGCCCTAAATGAAAGCGGGGACATCTTGGCAACTGACGGCCTGGCCTATAACGATCCTTATACTCAGCAGCCTTTACAGGAGACTACCCAAAAGCCTGTGTATCAGGACAAGGTTGTTAAGGATACGCCGACCTTTGACTTGTACCCGATTCAAAATGTCTTCTACGACAATAAGTATGACTACACCCTTCAGACCAAGGATTATGTGATTTTCAAGGATGAGAACAAATCCCTGGATGATTTAAGAAAAGACGCTGGCCGGATGGGGTATTTCAACTTGGATCGGTTGGAGCAGAAAGAGTCTGAGTATCATACGCAGAACGCCACGGCGGGGGATAAGACCTACAATAAGGATGGCAAGTTTTCCCCGCAAGACAAGACCGTTAGCCTGAACTACACGCTCTTGGAGCGTTGGGGCAAATGGTTCGTGGTCGTGCAGGAAAGAGACGAGCAAGGGAAACCTCTCAAGTACAAACCCGGAATTGATCGAGAAGGTAATATTGACGACAAGGCCGAACACTTGGAGTGCATCATTACCTATGCCGTGTGTGATGTCAGTGAGGTTGGCAAAGAGTTGATCCGGTTCCAGGTATCGCCCCACAGCAAGAGGCCCATGGTACGGTTCTTGTGTTACGTGGATGCCATAAGGGACTCAGGGTTTGGTGACGGGGAAACCTGTCGGGAACTTCAGGTTGCCACAAACGACACGTTCAACCTCAGTCTTTACCGCACCATGCTGGCCACGAAGGTGGGTTT